ATCGTCGGCAAAGGTACCGACTTTCTTACCAATGTCATCAACAAGCCCTTTTGCTTTATCTGCAAATTTAGTTACTGTTTTCACCGCAGATTGAAAACCTTGAACTAAACCAGTAAATCCTTCACCGTCAAATAAAAATTTTAATGCAAGGGCTGCAGCACCTGCTAAACCTAATAATTTTAAAAGATTGCCGTTATTGTTTTTTTCTTTTTCGGTTCTTGCTCTTTCTGCATCAGCATCCCCGCCAAGTTTAGCTAGATCTTTCTCAGCCTTTTTACCAAAATCTGTTACAATAACTGGATCGGCTTTTTTTACAACTTTACGAGGTACGTTAGACGCTTTTTGCGCTACTGTACCTTTACCGTCTTCTAAAGCTTTTAACCTTTTAGCTGTATCTGCTGAGACTTTAGTTAAAAGAGAGATTGCTTCTGCAATATTATCTGCCATGTATATATTTATATCTCAAACTAAGATATAAAGATATCGGGCGTAAGGTCTAGGATATTATTATCTACTGTATTTTTCGCATATGTCTCTTCTAAAGCTCTAACTTTATTAATATACTCAAATACTGGCTTTAGAGTTACTATATCAATTTCCCTAAGAAGATCTAAACTTTTAGTATCTTTCTTAATTATCTGCGACCGCTCACCAATAGAAATCTTATCTATAAATTTTAATGCTTCGTATATATAAACGTCACTTAATAGCTTTTTGTTTTGCGAATTAGAAGTTTTATATTTACGTAAAAGTAATGTGTTAACTATATTATCAACTTCTAGAGATGGCACTGAAACTTCAATTGATACTTCATCAGAAATTAAAGTATCACCCTGTATATTATAGTCTAAAGTTTCATTCCTCTCTAATATTTTAGGTAGATCAAATTCAACTTCATCTATAACTACCTTACTGTCGAGATGGCTTTTTAATGCAATTATAAAGTTAATTCTATCAATAGTATTGAAAATGGGCTGATATTCAACAATATTTTTCTTAAGAATATTAAAAGTAATTGAATTAAATTCTAAAAGAGCTAAAATAGGATTGTTAGTTATATTAACATTATCGGAAACAGTTTCTATAATTTTTGATTGCTGGGCAAGTGTAATCGGATTTAGAGTAACGGTACTACCTATTGAAGGTACAAAAACTTCAATACTCTTTTTAGACTTTTTGATCTCATCGATTATACTAGTAATTTCAGACATAAAAATATTTACTCAATAGGTTTAGAATTGCTACTACTCTGCTCTTCCTCCTTCTCTTTCATAAACATATTAATCTTTATCTTAAGTTCAGGGTAAGTAAAATATTGTAAATCTTTTCCTTTTAAATTAAGATGTCTTAGTAGTTGATATTCAAAAGAGTATAAATCCATTAAATCGCTTGTAATAATGCTTTTTAGAAACATTAGAATATTTACATCATATATATTAACTGAAACTGTATCACCAAGAATAGTAATGTTATTTTCTTCTCTGATTTTTTCTATTTCATTTACCAGCTTAATAATGGGTAAATCTAATGTATTTAACACATCTAATTTTTCTTCTAGAGTTGCATTACTAATATCTTTATCTTTATAGCTATTTAAATAATCAGCTACTGCTAATTGTATGTTGGAATGCGTAAAAAAGCTTGGAGTTTTAAACGTACAGTCACCAAAAGTAAATTCTGCTTCTTCAAATTTATCGAGTAATTGCTCAGATAAATTAAATGTTAACTGTCTGTCATCAAGGGTTAATCCAAGCTCTTTACCTAAAATAGAGTTTCTTATGTTTATTAAGCAGTCAAACTTATCAATAATATTAAGAGGGAAACTGCTCTCTACCCTATTAATAATAACATTTAAGCAATGATCTATATCCTCAGCATCATTAGATATAAGCATTTTACATATATTCTTATATTCATAAAATGAAAATTCTTTAAAATATACAGTCCCCTTTTTAAGACTGATAGGTACTTTACTTTCTAACATTAAAATAATTTATCAATTAAATCAGGCAATGGCAAATATAAGTTATCAGCTACCCCATAATGAGAATAGCTCCATTGTGTCTGATATTGCTCCATTGATTCAGCATCATAAGTTAGATTTCTTGTAGATACCCCAGTTGGTACGCAATTATAATAATGCCAAACTTTTCTTGGTATTTGAGATACCTTTTGAAACGATCTAGTATATTGTACTACAGTTATATTACATTTAGGGTCTAATTCAGGATTATTTTCACTATCTCTGGCTACCAGCCCTGCATGGCTAGATAATATTACCCAAGGTCTAATAACACTATCTATAAAAGATGTATTTGTTTCTCTAAATTCGATAGTTAGTGGGGCAAATGCATCTCTATTACCGCTTATTCTACCTGGAATAAAACCTCTATTATTTATAATAGGAGCAACATCTGTTTGTAATGTATCATCCGGTATATTAACACCTTGAGCAAAAAGGCAACCGTTAATACCTTGATACGGATACGCTGTGATAAAGGCTTTTGCTCTATCTATATCAAAATCTCTTCTTGCACCATCAGAAGGCTCAAGACCTCGAATTATATCTGAATTTAGACCTGCAGGAAATGTATCGAAAAATACAATAAATTGAGTTCTAAGAGGTATAGCCCCAATCCATGATTCCATAGATTTAATAAAAGCATCTCTAAAACTTACTAGCGGTACTCCAGGAATATTTAAACCAAAAAGATTAACATTAGGCTGAGCTAATGAACCGCCTAAAGCACCTTTAGTTAAGTTTGAAATACCTTGTACTGCATTGCTTACTGCATTTAATATACCCATATATAATATTTAAGCAAAAAAAAGCCGTATCAAGTACGGCTTTCAGTTTGAACTGACTTAAAAACTTAAGCAGTCTTTCTATAATAGTGGTATGCTACTGTAACATCGAATGTTTGAACGTCGCCTACTGCAGTTACATCATAACTAACATCCCCAACGCTTCTTATACTAACACCAACTAATTGGTATTGGGAAATTCTGTTAAGCTCTTTATCTAATTGAACTAAATCAATAACTGAGCTAGCTTTAGGTGTAAAATAATTACCAGTAGAATCAGCATCATTAAATGTATCGTTAATTACATCTTGAAATTTTTGATATAAATTATATGATTCATCAGCTCTAAACTGTAAAGTATATGCTTCAGATTGGTTATATTTAACTGTACCAGGTACATGGAAATCTAGTCCCATATATGGTACTGTTACTTCTTGAATCGACTTACCTGGTAAAGTAGCTGTAGTAACGTAAACTAAATCTTCTTCACCGATCGTTACATCACTCCCGTCTCCGAAGTCTATATTTAAAACTCTGAAAAGATTATTTCTTGCAAAATCTTTTACTTGCGCTTGTGTGTAAAAGTCCTGTATTGTTTGTTTAACGTCTGCCATAATTATTTATATTTAATCCTTAACCAATAATTTCATTAAAGTCTGTACCAGTTCTTGTTGCGTAGAAGTTAACCAATATAAATTCTGCAGCTCTTACTGGTTTCAAGTAGATATCTACAACTAATTCATTTTGATCAATAATATCAGGAGTATTATTTCTTTCATCGCAAACGATCAAGTAATCATACAATCCTTCTGTATTCTTAGCATTTTCAAAAATAGGTGTCAAAGTATTGATAATACGAGTTCTTGTTAGAAGCGTATTAGGTTCAAATAAGAAGTATTTAACAGTATTCTTAGTAGCTTTTTCTAAGTTTAAGAATAGTCTTCTTACATTGATTCTATCAAATGCTGTAGGTGCTGCTTGTAAAGTCTTTTGACCGAAAACAACAAATCCATCTTGAGGGAAGAACGCAACTGGATTAACAGAGTTCTTATAAAGTTGGTCTCTTTGCTTTTGTTTCGGATATAAGACTATATCATTCACACTTCCAACCTTACCTCTTGTAAAGCCTGCTGGGGCAAACCATGGTTGGAAATTAGCATCTGTATTAGCCATTAATTCTGCTGCAGTACCTGAGAAAGGTACCCAAACTTGATCATCTAATACTGTATCATAAACTTTACTCCACCCAGCATATGTAGTAGAGTAACTACTATTTAGAACTGATGTGAAAGCTTGAACAGGCTTAGATATATTTAACGAGAAGTTCTTGTCAGGATCATCTAATGTCTTGAAGTTTGCTCCTTGAACAAATAATGGTCTAGGTAAGTCAGCAATGAATAAGTGATCTTTTCTTCTCTTTTCAGCAAAATCATTAAATCTGTTATAAATTGTCTTCCAATTATCTCTATAAGTTTGTGCTTCGCTAGAGATTTCTAAAATATTTGATTTATAAAACCCTGATACTGAATTTACATTAGTAATATCATCATAGTATTTACTATCACCATTTTCTTCTCTACCAGCATTAATAGTTGCTAAGCCAGCTTCAATTGTTATATCTAAGTTAAATAGATCTGGGTTCTCTACTGTATCTAGCAGTCTATCAATTTTTGAAGGTATAGAACCTAAATCTTTCTGCGTAGCTTCTAAATTAGTACCTGCATAAGCTCCCAAAGTAAATAGACTATCAGCTGCACCTAACGATGTAGCTGCTCCTGTTAGAGCTTGGTAAACGTTATCTATAATTTCAGTAGTTCCATATTCTGCTGGAACATAATCGCTAGATAAACTATCAAATTCAGTACGTGCATTACTACCTGCATATCTAGATTGAGCTATACGTACTTTATTAAGAGGATCTCCATTAACATCGAGCCAAGTCTCACCATTTCTATGAGAGAGATTTTCATTAATTAAAACTTCAACATTAGGAGACTGATCTTCTTTTGATCCTAAGAAGAAGCTTTGAGGTGAACCACCTAATTGGCTTTGTATTTGTCTGTGATAATCAATTGATCCTGTATAATTTTCGGATAAGATATAATCTAGTTTAATTACATCAGAGGCAAATACAGATTGTCTTAGTTTGAATACTCCTAGCGATAAAGTATCGTCGTAATGAGGAGTAGAAATATCAAACTCAGTTAGATTTTCCATAATCTCAGATACACTGTCATTTTCTTGACCAAATGTATTTGTAGTAGCATCGTTTGCTGCGGAAAGTGAAAAATTAAGTCTTGGAGTAGGCAATGTAATATAATCTCCGGTTGCCATTGCACTAGCAGCTATAGATTGAACAGTTTGAATAGCATCAAAATCTGTCGCATCATTTAAATTAGAGTTGTCTGTCATTCCAATATAAAAGCCTTCAAACTTATTATTAACAGTTGTTTGACCTTTATTAAGAACAATAACACCGGCGCCACCTAAATCAGTAAAGTCGTTAAATATTGTTTGAATAGTATTGGACCACTCAAAACCATCTACTCCGCCCTTTCTTTGCGCAATGGCAAAGTATTGAGACTGCGTTAATTCATAATGTATGGGTTTACCTAAAACGTAAACTGCTGGTATATCTTTTGTTGTACCATTGGCGTTAGTAGAAGTAGGTTGTGTAAAAGTTGTTTGTGTGTTATGAGCTAAATTACCACCAGAAAGTGCAACTGCGCTAACTGGATAAGCTAGTGCACCATAAGAGTTTCCAAAACCTTCACCAGCATTTCCGCCGTAAGGTAATCTGTATGCTAAAATATTAGCTGGAGAGTTAAACAAAGGTCTAACTGAATGATAAAAATATCTCTCCGCGGGAGTTGTTGGTAGTCCATAAATTTGCTCAAACTCGCTTAAACTTGTTACTTGAATAACTTCATCTGTTGGTCCTTTGTCAGCAAAACCCGCAGCTAACACTGAGGTTCCAACGGGTAGATTGGGTCTCAAGCTTAAATCAATTTCATTAATTTCTACACCTGGTGATTGAATTGTACGTGCCATACTATTATTTATAGCATCCCGGGTAAAAAATTATACCAATTCGACTAATAACTGAGAGAACGCAAACTCAAAAGTAGTTTCTATCTCGCCGGGCTCTCTATAGTTATATTGGATACCACCCAAACTGACAGGAAAAGCTTTTGTATAGTCAAATTTCACTATATTCTTATCGAATTCATCCTTACCATATAAAGTTATAGTAGTTTGATATAACTCAGGTGGATTTGAGGACCTATCTTTATTTTTAAATTTAGGTGCAACTACAGGAGTTTTCGACAAATCTGCCGCATCGAAGGTAGAAGTTCTATCATCATTTAATAAATCTAACCATTTATATATAACCCAGTAATTATTAAATTTATTATCAATAGTAAAATTAACAGTTACATTTTCATAAGGGTTTCTAGTGTTTGATGATGCTTTATAGGTTTGACCAGCATAAGGTAACGTAACTTCCGGTACACTAACACTTGGAATTACTGCCCCATATACGGAGAATTGTAAAGAATTCTCATTTACTATACTACTTTTACTAGCTCCTATATAGTTATTATTAATTTCCTGTAATGGTTCGGGTAAACTTATAACCATTAGAAATTTATCTAATCTACTCTTATTAAACTGTGACTGATTTATTGCCATATCTATTGTAAAGGTTTAAATCCAGCATCAAATAATTGATCGAGATCTGAATGTTGATTTTGCGCATTGCCTATTATAATAGGCGGTGTATCGACAAAACTATCTTCTCGTCCTTCATTACTATATATTGATGTTGGGTTCATGAAATATTTAATCCCAAAATCAAATTGCTTTAGCTGTTGAGGTTTATTATTTCTGTCCATTTGCGAAATTTCGAAATACCTTGTAACAATCTCATCTTCTAAAATAATAAGATTCCATATTAATGCCATTACCCTGTCATCATGATACCCGGCGCCTCTTTTAGCTGCCCAAGTACCGTTAGGATATCTAATAAAATCTTTTAACTCTCTTATTAAATTTGCATCTTTTATTTGTACTGATTCAAGCTCATTTACCCAATATCTCATATTAGTAACACCCTTTAATTTTGTATTAGTATGAGCTATAATACCGAGCTGACTTTTAGCTCTACCAGCTGTAGAAGCCCCCCAAGAGACTATATTTTCATATTGATAATTTTTACGTAGATTATCAACAACTTGTGCTCCGCAATTATTTCTTTCTATACATACTAAAGGGTTGCCCCAATGTTGTAGTATTTCGTACACTTTTTCAGTAAAATTAACTGGTGATATAGTATTATTGCAGTAAGAAGCTACTTGCTTTATAGAAGTAAGATCAGTATAATCAAATACTTGAACTACCGAGCTATCTGCACCCACCCCTTCACTTGTATCTACGCTTGCTATATATATACGGTCTGATAATGCTTCCTCCCATAGTAAATAACTGCCTTCGTCAAATGAAAATTTAGGTTCTTCTGCTCCCTGTATAAGACGCGCGTATAACTCCTCATTTAAAGAGCTTTCGCCGGAATCTAAAAACTCACAATTAAACTCTTGATTAAATGCTTCCATAGAACCAATAGATGCTATGGTATCTTGTTTCCAAGCTTCATCTCTACCTGGTATCTCGTTCCATAAAATTTTATCGCTAGCCCAATTAGATTCTCCTCTTTCTGCTGCGTCATAAAGTCTGTAAAATAAGTTACCTGTCCCATTTGCTGTTGATGCTATAAAAATCTTTGATTTTTTTGAAGAAGAGATAATTGGATATACGGATTTCCAAAACTCATCAACTAAATGCGGTTCAATAAATGCAAGCTCGTCAAGAATAAGGCAGTTAACAGATTGGCCACGAGCAGCAGTACCGGTAGTAGTTGATATACCTATCCGCGTTCCATTAGCTAAAGTAACTGATGTCTTTCCGTATTCTTTAACAGCAGGTTTTAACCAATTAGGTAATTCTTCATATGCCATTCTTATTCTTTGCATTATTTCAATAGCTGTGCCTTCTTTATTTGCAACAATAAGAATTTTTTGATCTTTATTAAAACATGCTATCCATAATGCATATATTGTCATCATTGTAGTTTTACCGATCTGACGAGATGCTAGCAATATAAAAAATCTGTTATCTCTCATTTTACGTAAAGCTCGTTTTTGAACTGAATGAAGTTTAATCTTTTGTCTACCTTCATCTAAAGATATTATATAAAAGAACATTTCTGCAAAATATAATAAATTCTTAGCTGCTTTTTGTAATTGCTTAATCTGTGCAGGCGTATACTCAAATACCGAGCCTTCTGCAGGGAGATTAGGGTTATTCATATAAACTTGTTTATTTTTGTCCATTCTCTATTAAATATTTACATGTCCAGAAAAAATAATCTAATCGAAATATGGGATGTTTATCAAGATTCCATAATTAAAGAAGCCACCGCTACTAGACCTATTAAAGGTGGTACTAAAGAAATGGGTACTAAACCTGGTAAAGGTGCTGTAGATATGAATACTAAAGATGCGCAAGATATTCAGCATACTGGCAACAGCGGGACAACCGAACCAGTATATGACATAGATGGTCTAAAAGAGCCAATTGACCCTAAGACAATGAAGAAAAAAGATAAAAAAGACAATCTTTACTCACCAGAAAAATATTCTGCAGAACAATTTGACGAAAAGCTTGAAAAAAGATACCGTGCTGATATAAATAATAGTATGAAGTCAATATTTGATAAATTATTTGAAGAAGTAATGGGCGACGAAGCTGCTGAAGAAATGGATGCATTAGGAATTGAAACTGATGTTGAAGAAACTGACGGAGCTGAAGACGGTGAAGTTACATTAACATTAGATCGCGACATGGCTGAAAAGCTTTGTGATCTTCTTAAAGCAGCGTGCGGCGAAGAAGACGACGATGCTGAAGCGGAGGACGGCGAATATGGAGAAATGGAAGAAATGGAAGAAGATGAAGACGACGATACAGTTGACGAAGCTGTTGATGCTGAAGATCATGGTCATCCATTAGTAAACCAAAAAGGTGGTCAGCCAACTCCTGTTACTGCTGGTTCAAATAAAGTAAAATCAACTGCTACAGGTAAACCAACTGGTAAAGCTGCAAGTGGTAAGATTAACAAACAAGACGATTCAGAAGGAACTGACGAAGGTCATTCTTTAGTGAATCAGAAAAAGGGAAATCCTGACAAGATTAGCGCTGGTTCTAACAAAGTTAAAACAACAGCAACTAGTACACCAGGTGCTTCGTTATTCGCATAATTAAATAATTTAAACCGACTTAAAAAAGGCTGTAACTTGTGTTGCAGCTTTTTTTTTGCCTAAATATAAATATGGACGATTTCGCGAAATTCTTTAATCAAAAACAGCATAGGCATAGAGGTAATGGTTTTACTGATGTTCATAAGACATATAGAAGAAAGCATTTGAATCTAGTACCTGATACATTTAAGAAAGATTTATCCAAAAATCAAAAAATAGAAAATCTTAAAAATAATTCTGGGTCAGCTGTATGTAATAAAGCTGATATTGATTATATTCGTAAAACTTATAGTATAGTACCTCATGCTGATAAAGAACAGATGTTAGGTAAAACCGGTATTAAGCTTTACTATTGTCCCAAAACTAAAACTTTTATGTTAACAAAATGAGTGTAAATTATGAAAATTGCTACCCTGGTTTAGTCCAGAATGACGAAACTTGCTGGAGGTTTACTGATAAGTCCAATCAGTACCAAGAGCGCTTACTCTTTAGTAACTGGTGGAGAGAGATAATAAACCAATTTGGTATAAAAACTAAATATTTTGTTAATACGTTTAATACTCTTTCTGCTGATAATTTATATGGCGAACAACCTACAAAAACATTTGCTAAACCAATAGAATTTGTTATGGGGGTTAATTTAAATGAAAATGCTATAACTTTGAGTCAGTTCGGTTTTATGAGTGATGATGAAATAACTGCTTATATACACATCTCTTCCTTTGAGGCATCATTTAAAGATTCATTATCAGAAGTTTGGAAGACACAGTATGATGTAGTTGAACCTAAAGCAGGTGATATATTTCAATTATCAGAATATGGGGATGATAGGCCTTCTAATAGACAACCAAAGTATTTTGAAGTTACGGAGAAGATAGACGAAGATATAGCACAAATTAATCCTCTCGCTGGTCATTATATATTTTTAGTAAAGGCTAAGCGCTTCGACTTTAGCTTTGAACCTGGTATACCTTTCAGTGATGCTAATTTAACTGAAGGTATCGGTGAAGCTATAGTTGGTACTACGTTTACTATAGGTGATTCCGCTATTGGTAAAATAGTTGGCAATAATCAGATATATGAAGATACTTTTGCAGGTAGATTATCTGGAGGAGAAAATCCAACTACTCAACCTAAGAAAGAAGAATATATTGAATATAATATAGATAAGGTGAGTAAAGAAGACGTCTTTGATATGACGGTTAACGATACTGACGTCTATGGTGACTATTACTAAACTTTAAAGTTGTCCAAAAAATTATCAGCTTGAGAAGGTGATTCAAAATTAATCTCTTTTTCCTCGCCATTAGCAGCAAAAATATAAGTAAATCCCTTATCAGTCTTTTTTATATGGCGTAAAGAGTATAAAACTCCCCTTTTTAGATACTTACCGTGCTTAGCGGTATTGTTAACAAATGAGCTACCAGGAATATTCCTCATGTTC